TCAGATGTCAGTGTCGACTTCTTCCACTTCTTCAACCGGCTCACGGTTGGCGGCAGCTTTCACGTCTGGCGCTGCGGTCAGCAGCTTGTCGCGGATCTGCTTCTCAAGCGTGGCAGCGATGTCTGGGTTGTCCGCCAGGAACTTGGCCGAGTTGGCCTTGCCTTGGCCGATCTTGCTGCCGTTGTAGGCATACCAGGCACCGGATTTTTCAACGAAACCGTGCAGTACGCCCAGGTCGATCATCTCGCCGTTCAGGTAGATACCCTTGCCGTAGAGAATCTGGAACTCAGCCTGACGGAACGGCGGAGCCACTTTGTTCTTCACGACTTTAACGCGGGTTTCGCTACCCACAACCTCGTCACCTTCTTTCACCGCGCCAGTACGGCGGATATCCAGACGGACCGAAGCGTAGAACTTCAGCGCGTTACCACCGGTGGTGGTTTCCGGGCTGCCGAACATCACGCCGATCTTCATACGGATCTGGTTGATGAAGATCACCAGGCAGTTGGCGTTCTTGATGTTACCGGTGATTTTACGCAGCGCCTGGGACATCAGACGGGCTTGCAGGCCCACGTGCATGTCACCCATCTCGCCTTCGATTTCAGCCTTCGGTACCAGGGCAGCCACGGAGTCAACTACGATCACGTCGATGGCGTTGGAACGCACCAACATGTCGGTGATTTCCAGGGCTTGCTCACCGGTGTCCGGCTGCGAAACCAGCAGGTCGTCAACATTGACGCCCAGTTTGCCGGCGTATTCAGGATCGAGGGCGTGCTCGGCGTCGACGAACGCACAGGTGGCGCCCATTTTCTGCGCCTGGGCAATCACCGACAGGGTCAGGGTGGTTTTACCGGAAGATTCAGGACCGTAGATTTCAACGATACGGCCTTTTGGCAGGCCGCCAATGCCGAGCGCGATGTCCAGACCCAGAGAGCCAGTGGAAATAGCCGGGATCGCCTGACGGTCGTGATCGCCCATACGCATTACGGCACCCTTGCCGAATTGACGTTCGATCTGACCCAGGGCCGCAGCCAAGGCTTTCTTCTTGTTGTCGTCCATTAAAGTCCTCACGTAATCAATAAGGCCTGGTCGGCCAACACCTGTATAAGTAGACAGTATTGTTCCACAAAGATCGGAGATCGCCTACCCCTGATTTTCTATTTCTGCTGCAGCTCGTCGCAACAAGCCCTCTAGCGCGGCCTTTACCGTTTGTCGGCGGACCTCATCGCGGTTGCCGGTGAAGTGCTCAAGCTCGGCCGTTATCTCTTCGCCCACGCCAAACGCCAGCCATACGGTGCCGACCGGTTTGTCTGGCGAACCACCGTCCGGCCCTGCCACACCACTGACGGCGACAGCAAACCGCGCCAGGCTTTTTTCCTGGGCGCCACGGACCATTGCCTCCACCACTTCCTGGCTGACCGCCCCCACTTTTGGAAACAACGTTTCCGGCACATTCAACTGCCGGGTCTTCTGGCGGTTGGAATAGGTGACGTAACCCGCCTCGAACCAGGCCGAGCTTCCCGGGATCCGCGTGATGGCTTCCGCGATACCACCGCCGGTACAGGACTCGGCCGTGGTGACGTGGGCATTGAGCACCTGTAAACGGCGACCCAGTTCAGCAGCCAGTTGAGTGATTTCCTTCACGGTCGTCTCCAGTCGTGGGTGGGGATTTGCCTACCCTACAGGAGCAAATCGCCCATGCAAGCGACAGACTGGAACAAGAGATTAACGGGCGACAGCGCGCACGTAGGCCTGGCAGGCACGCAAGGCAATCAGGGCGCTGTCGCCGTCGTCGGTGATGCCGATAATTCGCTGAGCATGCGCCGGGTCAAGTCGGGCTCGCGAGGTTGCATGAACCACGCCGCCGGCGGCGGTGGCGGCTGGCATTGGGCAGCCACTGGAAGCGTCGAGAAGGACTGACAACCGCACATCAGCAGTGGCAATGCGGTCACGCAAAGCTGCTTGAGTACGTTGGGCATCGCTCAACTCCCGGGCATGTTGTTGGTCGATGGCACTGAGCTGTTGCTCAAGGGCCAGCCGCTTGTCTTGTTCGGCCTGCTGTTGCTGCAGGGCTGCCTGGGTCTGTATTGCTGACAAGTGTTCAATCTGCGCCCCGTACCGCCACGCCTGCACCTGCCAGACAACAGCCAACAGCACGCATACGCCAAGCACACCTAGGAAACGCATAGCACCGCCTTGGCCCGCGCCCACAACTGCAAACGGTCCTCCAGGCCATTGAGCCCGCCGTTGATACGCCGGGTGATGGTGGTGAACTGGTCCTTGTCGGCGAGTTCATTCAAGCCATTGCTTTGCCAGAACCAGGCGGCGGATTCACAAGCCCATTGCGGTTGCTCCAGTAATTCGGGTTGTCGCAGCAAGCGATCATCACCGAACAGCGCCTCGCTGCAGGCCAGGTAGTTGCGGCGACCGGTGATCTGGATCAGCCCCCGGCCCCTGTACTTCTGGCCGTCGCCGTCCGCTTCAGGGGTGTTGCCCAGGCGTGCGGCCAGGGTGCCGGTGTCGTACTTGCTCAAATAAGTATCGCTGCCGAGTTCGCGCACGTAGCGCAGTTCGCCGGACTCGTGACCGATCTGCGCGAGAAAAGCAGCAGCGCGCAGTACGCTGTTGATTTCGTACCGAACAAAAGTCGCATTCAGCGCGGTTGAAAAAAGGCCCGCCATACGGCGAGCGCCTGGCATGATTTGAATCAATTGAGGCTGCGTTATCAACACCACAGTCACCTTGAAAGCCCCCCTAGGTAGACAAACCAACGTCCGTGGTGGAACTGCGATAGGCACTGACCATTCCAGCCAGGTGCAACGAACTCGCGCCCCCAGTGATTAAGAAGATCACCCAGGTACGCCAATTCGCCAGGTCGTCCTTGTGCCACCGACTGGCGATCACCGCCCCAACGAGGCCCGCAATCAACAATTCGAACCTGTCGATCTTGTCGAGCAGGCGCTGTAAATACTCCATGCGCTCGACTCCGTGGGGCATGACTTGAATTGGAACGGCCCCAGCAGCACTCCCAGCTCGGAGCAATGGGTGTGGTGGAGCCGAAAACGAAAAGGCCCCGATCATGTCGAGGCCCTGAATAGGTGCGCGGTCTTTCCCGCAGTCAGCCAAAGATCAGCCCGGCGTCGACGCCCCAATGCATCGATCTCGCCAATCCAGTCTCGCGCCACTCTGGAAGTCTGGTGTGAACAGAGCGCACGGGCTGCCGGTTTTTTTCCGTAGCGTTGCATTACCGGCTTATCAGCGTCCAGGCATCCCCCGAAGGGCCACCCTGGCTGTGGCGAGCCTGAATCAGAAATGAAAAAGCCCAGCGCGACGGCTGGGCTCTATTACGCAAGGAGATAGAAGATCATGGAGTCCAATAAGCAATCTTGCCGCCTGCACCAACAGCTACAAAATTGCCGTTGCCGTAGGCGACGCTCCGGATATCGGTTCCTGCGAAAGTGTTGGCTTGCTGAACCCAGCCGATCCCATCCTCGGAAACGGCTGTCTTGCCGCCGTCGCCGACAGCTACATACTTGCCATTACCGTAAGCAATGTCGCGGATGATGGTTCCACCGAAACTGGTATCTGCAACAGCAGTCCAGTTAAGCCCATCGGGTGAATATGCCATCTTGCCATCCGCACCAACGATAAACATTTTCCCGTTGCAAAGCTTCATGGAAAGGATGGTGCTAGTGCCGAAGGTGCTGGTTCTGGTCGAGAATGATTGCGAATCACCCGTCGCCATCTTCACAGCGCTAAGCAGCTTCCCATTCGATCCCGCAACCAACACAAAAACGCCAATGACGTTGACGCAGTGCACAGTCTCGCCAGAAGTGAAGGTCGTAGTGCGCTCCACCTGGCCTGACCAATCGCCATAACGGGAAAAGACTTTACCGTTAGACCCAACCAGTATCCAGGTCGCGTCGCTGCCGGAAATTGGCTGATAATACACAATGCCTTGCAAGTCTCCGGACACGCGAACAGTTGCCGTAATGTTTGTCCAAGCCCTTTCAGGGCGTGCTGTGCTGCCGTAGACCACATTGCCGGATTGAGAAAGGGCTTGAAGCTGTGTCCCAAGACCGTTCCAGTACAGATCGTTGAGGACCTTTCCGCTATCAGAGGTGACGACGTCCTTAAGCGTGGTCCACGCTGTACCAGTCGCGCCTCCGCTGACAAGCTGAGTGGTTGTGGGAAGACCGTTGCCACCAGCCGCATAAAACTTGCCATCCCCAAAAACCACGCGCCTAAGCATGCCGGTGTTATCCACCGGTTGCACTTGGGTCCAAAGATCTTGCAAGGTTTGAGACGCCGAATTTGCGTTTTCCATTTTAAACTCCGTTACTGAGCTGATTTAAGTTCAGGCCTCTATATTGGGCGTATGGCGCTCATGGGCGATTGCTCGAGGCTCTCGGCCTTTACATGATTCAGCGTCCCACATCGGGAACATTTGATCTGGAGCTCTGTAAACCCACCCGTGCGGGCGAGAAGTCGGTTGCAGTTACCGCATCTGAATTCTTTCAACATCTGCAAATTCCTTTTACTGAACCACTTTTTCCGTGTGATTGAGTAGGAAGCGGCGTTACATTCGCCGCCCTCTCACACCCACCTACACACAGGTCAGTAGACGGCGGCATGCCTGCGGGATCTTTGAGCAGAGACAGTCCGAGGTAGAAGTTCTGGGTGAAGGAAACAATCCAAGTGTCATAGTCCGTTTCCGCACTGCTGAGCACGGAAGGGGCCGCGACAATCGCAGTGGGCAAGTCGCATTGCTCGGGCGGCAAGCCCCAGCGGTTATCCAGGGCCAAATCCATCAGTCGGCTGGCCAGGTCGCAGGCGTCAAAGGGCGTCGAGCCACTGACGACCGTGGCCTTGAGTGAAACCGACAAGACATGCGCCTTGCGCCCGGCAAGGGAGCGAACGCCCGGGCCATTGCGCTCCACGCTGATCAAAATGCCGGTTTTGTCGCCCGTGTCGGAGAAGTCATGGTGATTACCGACCCGTAGTTGTGGGAACGCGCGCTTCAGCGCGTCCCCAATCACCCTAGGCAGTTGGGACGGTTTTTCGAGAAGTGTCATCTGCTTGCATCCTTGCAGCGGTTACTGCTGATCCGGGCGGGAGTTCGAGGCCTGGTTGACCCCGATGCGCTTGGCCGCCCAGCGTTCATAAAGGCCGATGGCCACGTCCGCGCCGGCCATCGCGGTCAGGCAACCAATGGCGCCGGCCGTCCAGATCGACATGCCGGCGGCGTAACACAGCATCAGGGCCGAAACCCCGCAGACCATGCACGCGCCCGACCTCAAGGCCAGGCGCCGAATCAGCGACCAACCACGGGCGCCCTCTTTGTCCGCGCGCCACATTTCGCCGGACACCCCGCCGATCAAGGCCAGTACGATCACCAGCCAGATAGGCATTTCCGCTAACGCTTGCTGCTCGTTTGTCATGTCACGCCTCCTGGCTGAGCACTACCGGCAAAGGGCCGGCTCTTGGGTAAATCCATTTATAGGTAGGCATTCCAAAAAGCCCGGTTGCCCGGGCTTTTCAGTAATGATGTCCTCGGTCTTTCGGCGCTACTGGCGCGGTACGGACCTTTCCTCAATGTTTTTCCGACCACGATCCCTGTCTGCCGGATAACTGCTTCTGGTGCTTTACGCTGCACACCCGGGCCAGTTGCCAACCCTCTGAACCGTTATTAGGCCGGTTCATCGCTGCCTGTTCCTGAAGCGGTAAAACTAAAGAGCGTCGGCATCCTTGCCGGTGTTGCCTGGCATCCCTGCCATCGCTCTGATGGCGTCCTTGCCGATGTTGCGTGCCTTCCTTGTCTTCCTTGGCAGCATCCTTGCCGCCTCCACCAGGCCGTATTTGGCTGGCTTGAGATGAAGAATATGCATGTATGCATATACAGTCAATGCATCAATGCATTTATTTTTTACCGGGAAATGCATTGATGCATTCAAAGCCATACAGGCTGAGGGTTTGGTGATTTTCCACAGACGAAAAAAGCCCGCACATTGGCGGGCTTTGTCTTACGCAGGGAGGTTAACGGGCGTACATACCCCACCAGAACACATGACCGAGGATGCTGATCTGCTCATCCTGGATATCCTGGAAACTGTAGTCCTCATCCGGGTGCTCCTCGCGATTGAAACTGCGCAGGCGAATCCCGGAAGGCAGGCGATAGAGCTGTTTCACGCGCAACTGGCCATTGTGATTGATGGCATACAAGTCGCCATCGACGATATCACCAATGCCGCTTTTACCCGCATTCACCCCGACTGTCGCGCCATCGCGCAGCACCGGCAGCATACTGTTGCCGCGCACCGTCACGCACTTGGCCTGGTCGAACTGCACCCCGTTATGCCGCAGGCTGCGCTTGCCGAACCGCAGGCTGGCTTTCTCGCTTTCCTCGATGACGAATCTCCCTGATCCAGCAGCCAATTCAACCTCGCGCAGAAAGGGGATCGACACCTCGTCGTCATTAACAGGGGTGTCGTCGTCCCACAGGCTTATGTCCTTGAGTTCGGAATGCATCGGGTCGCGCCCGTCATCGCGCGAAGCGCCCACCGGTGCGCGCCCGCGCACGTAATCGGTACTGACGCGGAAGTATTCGGCGATGCGCGAGATGTGCTTGTCCGACGGATCAACGATCTTTCCGCTGAGGATCCGGGACAGCGTGGATTGAGGCACGCCGGTACGCCGGTGAAGCTCCGTGGGGGAGATCCGGTCGCGGTCCAGCAATTCTCTTAAAGCGATAGAAACGTTGCGTTTTTGCATAACGCGGATAGTGACGGGAGTTTTGGGGGTTGGCAAATGCTAATTTGCATATCGTATGTATTGACTCGGTCGCTAACACTGGCCTGTGGCGGAACGCAGACTTGCGACCTGCGTCGCCCTAACCTCGCGTGTTAACCTTGCCGCCATCGCAAAAAATGCTGGGCCAAGCGCCCCCTTTGCCCCATCACTTTCAACGAATTTGCCTACGACCCA